AGACTCAATACCCTTGCGCGTGAAGACGTAAGCGTGGTCTTCGTTAAACGAGAAACCAGCACACTCTATGTGTGGCCTGTGACCTTCAAGGTCAGCAGCAACAAACCCTCTACTACCAATATCACGGATAGCAGCCAGTACAGACTTTCGACTATCACAAACGTCAACAGTAGGGAGGACTGGATTCGCAGGAGGATTGAGTGCAAGACGAAAATCACTGACCAAGTTAGGGAAGTTGTCGCTATCACGAATGACAGCAGCAGGATTGTTGGTGACGATGACTCGCTGAATCCTGAAATCAGAGCTAACGCGCTCATGTACGATACCCCGTCCTTTTTGCAGACTTGTCTTCGCTATCTCTCGCGCCGGTTCCGCACCCGCAGCAATGATCGTATCGGCGCTATCCATGTCGGCATCCAACCGAGCCTTACACCGTCGGATCGCTTCTTTCGGCGGGTCTTCCGTTTCGCAGAGGACGATGTTTGTGGTCTTGATCTGCTCACGCTTATAGCCGTTCTCTTCCAGTAGGTAGTCAACAACCTTGCCGCTCATGCCTGCAAAGGGTTTACCCTTCTCGGCATCCTTACGCCCTGGACTACGACTAACCAGCACAACCGAAGCGTCCTCCGGGCCGGTGGTGTAAGCAGCGTCCCGTTTCTGCAACGGGCAACCGTCACAATCAGCTAAAGGGTGCTTCTTCATACGTCACGTCCCAACAGTACATAGACGGGTTGCGCTTGTACCAAAACTTCCGACCCTTCTCGTTCGGCTTATCGAAGATGCGCGGCTTGCGATCCTGAACCTCAAAATCGGTAATTCGAGGTGCAGGTCTGCCTGTCTGCGTCGGCCACAGTACCCACCCTATACCTTCTAGGTAGCACTGTACGGCTTCTACTGTCTCAGTCATCGTGCCCACCATGTAAGCCATTGCATGCGTGTAACAGCCTTCTTACGACACCAACAGTACAAAACGTCTCTAGCGTAGTCTTCTTGCATAAGACCCGCAGCTTCGTGACCGAACAATATACATAGCAAACGCTTCATGCTGGCTGCGGGTAGATGATATCGCGTAGGTTGGGCGGAAAGAACCGATCACCCTTAATGACTTTACCGCCTTCGTCCTTGTGGACGGTACCGTCCTCGTCCAGCTTGCTCATGTTGCTAAGGTGAACTTCGCGGAAGCACTTGTCGAGGTCGATACCGAAGGACACCGCTGTACCACACAGCACGTAGATAAGATCGCAAAGCCCGTCAGCGTAGGCAACGAGGTCTTCGTCTTCCCATGCTTCTTGCAGTTCTTTCCACTCTTCTTTGTGTAGACGATCTCTAAGCGTGTACAGTTCTTCGTTATCGAGGTCTTCGTGCAAGAACGAGATAGGGCCATGTCCGACCTCAAGCCCGAACTTCTCATGGAACTCTTTAACCATTTCAAACATGGTCATTTGTTTAGCTCCTGAATGATCGTAGTTGCGAGGCCCATGAGCTTACCCTTCGCGTCTTCGATACTTTCCTGCGAATAGCCGAAAAACGTCCAACACTGCTGTTCCGTGTTCCAGTCTATACGCCAGTTAGGTGAGTCAAGAGGAATCTTCAGATAGACTTCGTGCCTAGAGCTTGTAACGAGTGCTGGCTTACGCTCAAACTGTTGTTCGTCCCTAGCCATTATGGATGCTGCCTTCCGTGTTTGTTGGTCTTACGCTTGTGGATACGACTAGCCTTCTTCTGACGGCCTTCACCGGGAAGGCTCTCTTTAACCATACGTTGAAAAGCCTGTACTGTGGGGCGTTGCATGAACTTCTGCGGAACGCTCTTTTTACTCTTCATAGTATTGACTCTCCGGTGGCTCGGGTACCAGCTCGTTGAAGATGTGCGGCAGACCTAGCGCAGTTAGCAGCTTGTCTGCTGTATCGGTTCTAACCATGTCCTGCTTGTTGTTGAGGATACGAACGATAGCACCTTCAGACAGCCCCGCGTTGTCTGCTAGCGCACCTAATGTTCGTCCCATATCTACCCATTCCTGAACGTAGGGTCGCAGGTCTGAGCAGAGAACGCCCCTATAGATGTTTCCGTTCTTAGCTACCTTCATCGTAGTCCTGTACCTTATTTGCCTTTCTAGTTGATTGATCCGTTCTTCTGTGGCTTCTTGTAGCTTACGCAGCGTGTGGAGTTCTTCAAGTATTTGCTTGTTGTCTTGCACTTAGCATCTCCGTAAAGCATGCTTCCAAACGCTTGTGGAGTTCTTCAACTGTACTGTTGTTAACGACGATGAAGTGGATGAGTTCCTCGTCTAGCCCTTGCTCGCTAACATGTACGTCCGGCCCTTGAACTGTGTCGCGTACAATCTCAATAACGTAGTCACACAACGTAACCTCATTATTGAACCGAACGTCTGAAATCACGTAGTTGTCACGCATGGTGCCTTCGTCCATCCGACGCTTAAGCTGGTCAACCCAAAAACTAGGGCCAAAGATGTTCCTACCCATTTCAGTACCGAAACGCTGTAGGAACGAGCGCAACGACATATCGTGCATATGCTCGTACATACCCAGGATCGACTCATGCTGCACTTCAAACCTTACGCGAGCGCGTCTGTCGTTCTTGTACTTATCCATGTACTCCACAGGAACATCGTACAACGTGGCGACAGCTTCCTTAAGCACGTCAGCGTAGGCAACCTTCTTAAACCCGTACTTATCTACGAAGTACTGAGCGGCGGTGTCCTTGCCTGCACTCTTACGGCCTGTAAGCCCAATTACCATTTAGTCGCCTTTCTCTTGTAGTGCGTCCCTAGCAACCTTTACGACTTCTTGTGCTGGATTAGACTCTGCACCTTCTGCAATCCGTCGCAGTGCCGCTTCTAACCGAGCTACATGGTTGTACACGTACTTAACGTCCTTGTTGAAGTGAGACTCGTCAGGGCCACGAAGACGAATACGACCAAGCGCAATTTGCCAGTGTCTCACTACTTGAACCCGCCGTGCTTAGCGTATTCCTTCTTGGTGGTATCCACAACCTGCATGCCGAGGTTAGTCCCGACACTCTTAGCGGCGCGTGTAGCGTTCGACTTGCTGAAGTACGACTCACTGACGCTCATGTCTTCGCCGTTGCTACCGACGATGACGTAGTAGTACCTGCTAAACGGATTCAAGCTCTTGTTCTTACGAACTTCGATACGCACAGTGTACTCCTTATCTAGCGATGACAATACCGCTGTCGCCGACACCAGGCACACCAGCCGTAATGCGCTGCTTGACAGTATCACTACGGATGGTGGTAAGCTTGCGAAGGAACCTACGCCGGTAACGGTCGTTGAAGTCGTCAACGTCAATCAACTCAAGGTCGATCATCGTCTGAACCACCGTACCGAGCTGAACGTCCATAGCGAAGAAATCGTGATCGACGGCTGAAGGGTGCATGCCCGACTGGTTCCAGTTACCAATCTCAGCGTTAAGAGCGTCGATCAGTTCTTGGCCCGAAAGCTTGTCAATCTCGTCTTCTTCGATAACAGGTGGGCCGTTCTTACGCATACCAGGCACCTTGTCTACACCGGCCATACTCTAATACCCCTTCCTTCCTTTTTAACGTGGATTTCCCCGCGTTGCATCAAAGTCTCAAGTATCGGGTCTACGTCCCTAGCCCACAGCTTGTAGTTCTGCATGATTTCGGACTTGCTGATACCAGGCTTAGACTTGATAGCACGCAAGATGCGCTGAAGCTGATGTTCGCTCTGAGTGCGGCCAGCATTGTGGAGCAGTTCTACGGAGTAGTGACCCCACTGTTGGACATAACGTGCCGCGTTAGCCAAGTCATCGGCTTCTACCTTAATCGTGTTATCCTTCGATGGTACCTGGCGAACTGCTGCGAGCAGTACCCCGAGCTTGAGACAGCTAAACGCCATACGAATGAAGGTAGGTACAGCCAGCTCTTTGATAGCTGAGTTGTTGGCTTCATGCGTAAGCGTTGTTTCGATCATGTTGAAGAGTTCCCAGGCTTTCGTCGTTAGGTGAGCTTCCTGCTTAATCGGAACAGTCAACGTGTTACCAAGCATATTGCCGTACTTGACGTATTCGTTGTGCAGTTCCGTTAGCTTCTCTACTATGTCATTCCTTCCTGCGAGGTTCTCTGTGGTCGGTGGGCCTGTAAGCCTCATACGTGACAGGTCGGCTTCACCTGACACTACGAGGAAACGTGGTAAGAATCCGCTTAGGACGTACGACTCATTAACGAGTTCGTACACCCTATCGCGGATACCACCTCCGAAGAAGAGGAACACAGGATGCGTGACAGTAATGGTGTCCTTACGCAACATACGTGCAAGAAACGCCGGACTGTCATACAGCAGAGTAAGCGTTTCAGGAAAGCCTGCAAGGTAATCCTTCCTATTGATCTCATCGAACAAACGTGAGACTTCATCCATATACATGAGACTGACCTTGTACGGCCTAGCCGCCAAGCCGCTCATAATACCCTCAGCCGTACCACCTGTCGCAAGCATGCTGTCCTCGTCTACATCGTGAATGATGTCAGTAACCATACGCATGCTGGTGGACTTACGAGCTAGGCTTGAGTCACCCAGGATAAGCCCCCACAGGTTAGGAACCAGCGTAGCTGAGTTAGTCGGTATCTTGATGGTGTCTGCTAGGATGGAGCTAAGCAGGATCGCAGCACCGAGTTCGTGATACTGTGGCGGTGCGTCCGTACTGTTACTAGCCCACTCTCGATACGTGTCGATGAAGCACTCGGTACCTGCATCTTCGCTAACCAACTGTGGCATGTTGAGAGCGTTCTTGACCTCCATGATCGTAACGAGCTTACGATGCTCAAGGTCGCACTTGAGAACGTCGCGCCACAGGTGGGCAGGATGCCTACGATCTCTAGCGTACTTATTGCAAGCGGCGGTGCTAGCGATAGCGTAAGCCTCTACGTTGGTCATCCCTGCTTCAACACAAATTGAGATAAGCCGCCATAGCAGCCCCGACCAGTTCTCGTCAGGATCAGGCGGTCTAGTGTACAAACCTTGGAAAGCTGTCTTACCGAGTTCCTGCGAATACTTGTAGATAACCTGCGAAACGTCGGGTAGATCGGTAGGCAGTGGTTCGTCAAGAGCCGGATCGCCACTCTCTTCTCTGAGCGCGTCAAGCTCCATCTGCTCAAACGTGTTGATATCGACCATATCCTCCTTGGCCGATACGAGCAACACTTCAGCAGGATCACCGTGGTTGTAGTTGTACGTGAGCGGAACACGGAGAAGCTGTGTCAAGTCCCAACCCGACGGATCAGCCCCATTACTGTTGTAAGCGTACGCAATGCGCTTACTGTAGTCCTCAGCTACGTCGGGCGGTACTGACTCTACCAACCTCCACAGTGCTTGGTACCGCGAAGGGCTAGACTCGATAACAACGGACGGATACGGGCTAACCTCTTCAGGCTTGCAAGTATCCAAGTCTGCCCAGACCAAGCGGCCAGGTAGACAGTTCTCTTTACGACGCTGCTTACCGTCCAACAGCGAAGTACAGAAGTAAACGTTATTACCGCTATAGTTCTTCTCGATATAGTCCAGCACGAATTCCTTTTCGGTGGGCCATGAGAAGAATCGCTGCTTCAGTTTCCGCTCAGCCTTCTTCGGGTCGATCAGACCGATACAAAGGTAGCCTTGACTATCCCCAAAGAGGTAGTCAAAGAACGTGCTACGGATTTCTGACTTAGCGGTCGGCATGAGCGATTGACGCACCAAAGGGGGCTACCGCAGTAACCCCCTTTAGCGCATCTACCGATCCTTAGATCAGTGCCGAACCAGCCGTTGCCTCTGCCCGAGGACGAACTGCCTTAACGTCGTTGCGAGGCTCGTAACCCTTCTCATCGTCACCAGGGACGACACTGAGAGTAACGCGGCACTCACGGCCTGCCAGCTCATCGAACTCTGGCTCGAAGCTGTCCGAGATAACCTCGCTCTCGTCATAGCCGATAGCCATGAAGAACTTAGCGAGCATACCATCGAACATAGCCTTCTTCTCGTACTTCTTCCCATCGACCTTAGCAGGGGCGATGATGAACGAGCGGAAGACACGGCGGTTATCGTACTCGCCACCGTCGATCTTGAACTGCACGTTGAGCATGTCCGTACCGGCGGGAAGCTTCGCACCCTCGCCACCCTTGGTCTGACGCATCGTAACCTCGTAGACCGTAGCGTCGTAGGTGCCAGCGGGAAGAGGCTCAAAGCCCTTAAGATCCGCCTCGGACATATTCAGGTTAAGACCCACTATTCCTCTCCTTCTACTTGTTGGTACTATTGATGACTTGCCACATGTCGGGGATAGTCGGATTGATAACAACGCCGGTATGTTCCCCGTCCACGATACCGAGACTATCCGTACGATCCTTCGCAACTACCTTACTGCTAGCTGCGATCTGCAACACGCGGTTCCTTACTTTGCCATTCTGTTCCTCCCTGATACGCATGTATCCCACAACGTCGAAGAACCCCGGAGCATCGCCACGCATCTTACCAGGAAATGCCGGGTAGTAGTGCGTAACGTTGGTCTGCTCGTCGGTCACGGACGTAACCTTAGCGGTCATAATGGTATGCACAGGCAAGTCCTTGAACCCGCGAATGATGCGGCGTAGACGTTCCTGCGACTTACCCCATGCTCGCTGTGTGGGAACGTCCTTATCAACTCTCTGTGGATTAGCGTTGTACTCTTGCTCCATCACTGTCTTCATGTCTAGCTTCTGAAGCTCGCTAAGAGAGTCAATAACGACGGTCTTGTAGCCTCCACCCTTATGCTCTTCCAGCTTGTCGTAGACCTCAATCAGCTTGTCGATGCTACGAATCTGAATAACGTCGATGGTAGGGCTTTCGCGCAAAGAGATAACCCCACCCTCGATATCGAGGATAAGCACAGGAGCGGTTTCTTCGTGGTCAGCAGCACTTCCAGCAAGACGAGTCTTCCCAACACCAGGCTCACCGTAGATGAGCAGATTAAGGAACTCGACGCTTTCAGCAGGAGGCTTCACACCAAGCGTATCTCGCAAAGCCGAGTTAACAGTCGGCTTGGTCTTAACGGCAGTAGCTATGATTCACCTCCTTTCATGCTGCTTTGTCTGCCCTAACCGTCGTAAGCACTTCAATGTTCCTTTTGAAGCTGCCGAGACAAGTAGTGCAGAAGTCGTATGTCTTAGGTTCCTCATGGTCAGGAACCCTACTGTCGTAACTGACAGTAACACCAGTAAAGGGGTTGTAGTTCTTGGACTCCTTATCGCACCCGTCACAACGATATACCGTAGCCATTACTTCTTTTCCTTCTTATCGTCTTCGTCGGAGAAGGCTTCGTCCATTGCCTTCTCAGCCTGCTTGATAGCTTCAGCAGGTATAGTAAGCGGAGCAGCGATAACTTCTCCGAGAACCTTGCCTACGAGTTTACCTAGCATTACTCGTCTACCTCCCGTCCATAATGGTGTTCGTTGTAGTAGCCCTTGCAGAACTCACACCATACAAGACCCTCTCTGCTAGGTGTCGCGCTAATGCTCTTAGGCTCGTCGGCCTTCTTAAGCAATGCTGCGATTGTAGCGGAGTCGAGTTTAGTCATCTTCGTCGGGAATGTCGTCTAGGAAACTAACCACGTCTTCCCACGAAATGCAGTGACCCATCATAGGATGATACTCGCGGATATCAGGATCAATCTCCGGTCTACCATCCTTAAGCTTCTGAGCCATTGCAAGCATGTGGGGATCGTCCTTCTCTTCCCAAACGATGATAAGGTGAAGATTCGGCGGCTCCACGTACGTCATCATCGTACCGCAGTGCTGACACTTACGGGGTTGAACGTTGATGCAGTACCAGCCTTCGTAGTTCTCGTCGTCTTCGGACTTAAGGCGACTGATCTCTTCTTCCATCATATCGCCCATAAGCTCCCAAAGCGGAACGGGAAGCTGGCTCGGGTCTGTTACAATGATAACAGGCATCATTGATCTTCCCACGGTAGCGTTACAAGTTCGACTGTGTTGCGACCATCGTAAGCACCCTCTTCCGACTTATAAGGCTTGAGCAGGACTCCCTCATCAGTCAGAGTAAGCGTAGCCCTGTCGTAACCTTTATCGAAGAAAGCCTGCGCTAACGGTGCCGGAATAGTTACCCGATACATAGGACGCTTTTGCATCCAAGACGGGCCAATGGCTATATCCCATACTCTACTCATCGGTCGTGGTTCTCTATGTAGTTGCCTCTAAGCATAGCTTCCCAATCGGAACCGTCTTCGGCTGCAATGCAGGGAGAGCGGAACCGACAACGAGTACAGCTATAGTTCTTAGAGGGATTAGGATACAGAATCAGGTCGGGGTCGAGCATATCCTTGGCTTCGTAGTAAAGCCGCAGACCTGCGTTAGCGATCTGCGCTGTATTACGGTGCGTAGACTCGACCCACACAAACTGCTTCTCACCACGCTCTAGCAGATAAGCGTAGTATTCCTGCATCTTGACGCTGCCGTCGTACACGATCTTAAGGTTGTTATCCTTAATGCACTTGGCAAACATCTCTGCTGTGGTGCTTTCCTTCTGACGGTCGATGCTAGGCAGACCCTTGTTAGTCATGGTCGGAGGCTTCGGAAACGCTTTACGGATTGCAACGTAGTCAATCGTCGTAATGTCCGTATACTCCAAACCGTACATCTGTGCCTCAAGAGGGCCAGCCCACAGATAAGTGGTGCATTGCTCGTCTAGCTCAAGATGCGCGAAGTAATCGTCATCGAGCTTACCGGCGGTCTTGTAGTCACGAATCTTGTAACGTCCACTTTCGTTCATCTGGACGATCTGATCCATACGACCGCGAGCGTGAACCTGCTTTTCTACCACAGGGCCACGGCCTTTATTAAGGCTACGTACCAACGGGCCGTAAGCATTCTCACTCTTGTTAGGTTCCCAATCTTCTGGCATGATGCGGTTGTCTACCGCGTACAATGGCTTACCGTCTTCGTCAAGAATCGGCACAGAGAACAAGTGCTCGTTAGCGACGATACGGAAGTCATCGTGCTTCTCGGCGTACTCGACAAAGTAGTTGAGCATACCGACGCCAAGCTCTCTATGCTCCATGAACTCTTCGTAACGCTCATCGGCGGAAGGCATCAGGTCTTTAATGCCTGCGACGTGGTAGTAACCGTTCTCTTGCGGAACAGGGTTCCTATCGGCGTAACCACTAGGAAGCTCGCTTTCGTGGACAAGCCCACCGTTCCACTCAAGATCAAACCACGCGAGAAACACGTCTGCCGGGTTTTCACTCAGCTTACTGTAGTAATGCTGAATACCCTTGTGGATGCCCGTACCGAACCAAAACGGCATGTAGACACCCATAGCAGCGATACGAGGATAAAGGTTGCGGCGGCTCGGTGAAGACCATGCCCACCTGCGCCTGCACTCCTTAAAGGCACCACGGTCGCTAGTGTGAATGGGGATGATATCCCACTTACTAGGGACTACCGGCGGTGCGAGAGGCTCTGCTGTTGTCGTGCTAGCCAATGGTTCTGCTCCTGACCTTGGCCTGACCGTCTTAGCGGTCTAGTGCGGTTTATGTGATTCAGGCCGCTGATAACGCTTGGCCTGCCTGTGCGTCCCTGTGCTACAGGGGGAGGGGGGAAGACAGCACCTTAGCACGAATCTTCGCTGTTGTCAAGTGGCTTAGTACAGTCAATGCACCTACGGAAGTTATCCGGTACATCAGGCTTATCCAAGCAACAGGTGTGTCCACGCTCGGTCTGAGTCTTAATCAGCTTGTGCATGGCAGTGTTCCTACGAATCCTACGCTCTTCCTTATGGCGGTCAGTGTCGGCCACGTTCTAGGCACCGACCTGCTTGTAAATGTCCTGCAACTCTTCTACCACAGCAAGCAGCGCAAACGTGAAAGCCCCCGTCTGGAACTGAGAGAATGCTAGGTCTGCTGTGGGCGGTAGCTCACTAAGCCTAACGAGACACTCTTCCGCCTTCTGGAAGTTAGTGCGATCATCCTCAACTATCGTCTGTAGTGTGCGTTCCACGCTTTTCCCGCCTTTCCATCCAGAGGTCGAAGTAGTGGAAGACAAACGCGCCGAGGACAAAAGCCGCAAACACGCTATGGTCGATGACCGTCCACCACGTAAGAAACACAGCCATAACAGCCGTAAGAACGTCGTCTATCGTTTTACGCATGTTCATTGCGATACCTCGACTTCCGGTTCGTAGACTCCAACTTCCTTAGTAGACCCGTCAGGCATGACCGCCTCTATAAGAAGCATCTCTACACGCGGCCCGTTACGTCGGCGTGTAATCGTTAGATGGTCGGCATCCTTCAGATCGCGCAGAGCCACCGAAAGTGGAAGAACCGCCCAATCACCGATAGCCAGTGTACTCACGCGACTACACCTAGTTTCTTGAGCAAGTCGCCTGCGTCACCGATAAGCATGTCATTTTCCCACTCGTCTTTGAGAATGGGTAGTAGCTCGTTAACGTGCTTAAGCTTCGTTTCGATCAAGTCGGCGTCAACCAAGTCTAGCTCTGCCATTGCGTAGAAGAACGCTTCTTCCTCGTCCTCCGTAAACAGGTTAGGTAGATCGCGCTTCATGCTGCTAACCGAAGGCGATGTTGAGGGCATCGGACATAGCTTCGCTTTCAAGTCCTGTGGTGTTTTCTCGACCGAAGATTTCGTTAAACCAGTTCTGCTTAGTCTTGAGCTTATCCAGCACGTAGTAGTCAACCGTGTCTTCGGCGAAGAGGTTGATAACGACGGGAGTGTTAACCTGCCCAGGACGCCAGATACGGTCACGCGCCTGGTTGTTGTCCTTCGGACTCCAAGACTGGTCGAGGAAGCAAACGTACTGAGCGGAGGTAAGGTCGATAGATTCACCACCCAGGCTAACGGTACTAAGGAAGACTTGGTGTTCCTTCGTCGGCCAATCCTGATACCACTTGCGGAAGCGGGTATCGTCGTTGTCCTTAGCCTGCATCCAGATGTACGGTACCTTAGCTGTCTCAAGTCTCTTAGTCAGCAGTTCCAGCGGATCGTTGAAGTTAGAGAAGACAACGATCTGTTGGCGAGATTCGTCGTCCCACCGCAAACCGTCCAAGACCTCCATCAAGGCGTCGAGCTTCGATGACGGTTCTACCAGCTTAATCTCGATAACGCGCCGTTCTTCCTTCTCGTCGTAGTATTCCGACACGACTTCCGGCGTAGCCACACAAACCTGCCTCAACCGATTAAGCTGAGACAACACGTTCGGGCTGGTAATCGGATAGCCCTGCTGGTCGAGCGTTTCCAGTTCGTGCTTGATATCGTTATACATGCGGCGCTGTGTCGGTGAGAGCGCCACAACCTTCTCTTCGTAGACAGGTTCGGTAAGGTGCTTAAGTACCTCAGTCTTCTCACGTCGAGGGCCGAACTCTCTAACGAGCTTACGGAACTCGTCCTTGCGATGAGGCAAGACACCCTTAACGACGGCCCAACCGCTCCAATCGTCAATCTCGCAGAAGTACCCTCGGAAGTCCCAAAACGATGTATACTTCTGAGGATCGAGAAACTGCAACAGACTGAAGATTTCGTCGGGACGGTTGATAAAGCCCGTTCCTGTCATAATGTGCTTATAGGTACACTTCAGCTTCTTGATGTTCTTAGTCCAGTGGGTATCAGGGTTCTTCATCCTGTGGGCTTCGTCTACGATAACAACGTCCCAATGCTTCTTAAGCAGGCGGTCACCCTGAGTATCGGGCAGAGGCAGATTACCCTTCATGTTGCAGGTATCGCAGGGGATACCCACTTTGTCCATCTTGCCCTCTTTGTTGCGTACCCACCTGAACTCCTGTAGGCCGATACCCTTACAGTCCGGGCACTCTTTGGTCTTACCGGTGTTACACTTCTGGAAGACGTGGTAGTGCGTAACTGTGATATGCGGCACCTTCACTTCGGCGGGGTAATCCTTGCCGATCTTCAGGCTACGACCACCGATGACCATAGACACCTTATTGGTGTCAACGTTCAGGATCGTGTAGCCGTCAGTGGTCTTAGGGATATCGCGGAAGAACGCACCCTTACCTGACCTGTTGGTAATGACCAGGATAGAAGGCACGTCGATCTTATCGCGCTTCACCTTGTAGTCATGCGTCCACAGTGCTGTGGAGGTTTTGTAGCAACCCATGTCCGACCAGTTTGCAGACTCGTTGCGGTCGATAAGCTCCGCAATGTCCATACGCTGCCAGTCGGCAGGTGTAAGCTTGTC